GTCCTTGCCACCGAATGGAGACGGCAGCTTTGAACATGCTACGATTAGCTTGTTTGGCTTTACCGTCATCAATGATGAAGTGTATCAGGCGTATCGCCGTGCATATCCCGGTGGTGGGTTGAACCCTATAGTATTCATGGTAGGACTTTTCGCTTTGTTAGCCCTTTGCTTTATTGTGCAAACTGCCGCAGTCGTGATAGCTCCAGCTGTTGCGGTTGGGAAAGCCCTAACTACTACATCCGCTGTAATTTTAAAATTCAGCTTCCGCGTAATCAGAGACCGCTTAGCGGTCAAGCTTCAAGCGGCTCCTGCTCCTCCGGTTGACAACTGGGTTGAAGTAGCGTGTGGTCCTGAGTTGGACCCAACTCGAGGCATCTTCTTGCGTGTGGACGTGGATGGAGTGGAAAAGAGGGTTGTTATCGCACCTGAGTGGTGGAAATTTCTACCTGCTGGTGTGGATGTAGCCCGACACGAGTGCGCTATGTTGGGATCGACTCCGTCTAGTGTTGCCCTTAAGGCTGAGCCTAGATCGTTAGTCATGATTCAACAAGACAGCGGAAGAGTCGTAGGCGTAGGATCCCGAGTCAAGTATGGCTCAAGTGATGTCCTTTTAACCTCCACTCATGTGTTGAGGGTTGGAAGGATTGGAACTGAGAAACTATATCTCGCCAAACACGATAAACAAGGAATCTTACAAAGAGTAGAGTTAGGACCGTGGCCTATTGCCTTCGCCTCCGGTGATGAAGTAGTGGATCTCACGGCTGTCCAAGTGCCCCCATTGGCATGGAGTAAGCTCGGAGTGTCTGCGGCTAAAACCGCAGCCCCACGTTCGAATAACGTTGCTGTCTCTGTGTATGGAGTGAATGCTACAGATAATACCTGGCGGTGTTCTTTAGGGCTTGGAAAGACTGGTGAAGTTGCGGCCTCCCTGTCTCATTCATGCACCACGTTTGCCTCGTGGAGCGGTTCCCCCATATATAATTCAAATGGAGCGGTGATCGCTGTTCACAGGCAATCTCTTGGATTTGGCAAAACAAACTTGGGAACGACCATATTCCCATTTATGTTGGAGGCTGAGACTATGGATGCTTCGGCTCCCTACCGGGAGATCACTGTTGAGGAGATCAATATGCCCGAACGGTTTCCTAAGACCGTAACAGTACGGGGACGGGGGGAATATAGTTTCACGGACACTGAGTTTGTGAGACCTTCGGTAGACAGGATGTTGGATTTTGAGAATCGAATGAAATCATTAGGAAAACCCCTATGGTCTGAGGCTATGGATGAGTTTGATGAGGAGGAGAACATGAACTATGATGATTCATATGAAACGTTTCCTTTAAACGAGATGCTGGGGAGCCAAGCTCCCCAGCCGTTAACGACCTCGATGAACGCAACCACACAGCTTTGGACCGACTCAGTACTCGAGTCGACGTTAAGGCCGTTGAGACTTTCGTCACACTCGGAGCCTGTTCCGACACCAGCCACTTGCAAGCCCTCAGAGACTTTGGCCGATACCAATTCAGCAATGGAGACAGCATCAATGAGCCAGGAGTCGGAATGGAATTGCGAGAGTGCGGGCGGACTGGAATCCGTTTTAGGGAAACTGTTGCAAAAGCCCGAGATTCTCGGGTTACTAGTGCAATCCATACATTCCCTGAACTCGAAGACCTCGACTGGCCCGAGAGAGGCTCCAATGCCGAACTCGGCTCCCTCAAGCTCCAAGCAGGACGGCACCGGAAAACGCCGGCGCCGCAAGGCCTCCAGGAAGCGTGCGAAAGACTTATCACGCACTATCCAAGAGGACCAATCCGGGGATGCCTCAGAACATGGGACGAATAGCAAATTAAAGAAGAACTCCACACGATTCTCACGAACCACGTGAACAGAGATGCCTCTCCAGGCGTTCCCCTAGCTGCAGTCTGCACGACTAATGGAGGTTTGATCGACAACCACGCGCAGATGGTAGTTAATATCGCTTACGAGAGACTCAAGTTACTTAGTTTAGATGTAGATCTGTCCAATGCCACGGCTCGCGATCTGGTGGAGAACGGGTTTTGTGATCCGGTCCGCCTTTTCGTTAAACAAGAACCTCACTCCAGACGGAAATTACGTGAGGGACGTTTCCGACTGATTTCCTCTGTTTCAGTAGTGGATCAGTTGATAGAACGCCTCCTATTCTCCGTGCAAAATAACCTCGAAATCCTGACGTGGGCTTCCATTCCTTCAAAACCCGGAATGGGCTTGAGCTTGAGTACACAGGCTCGCTTGTTGTTTATGGATTTGAAAGTGAAACATCAGCGCGCACCAGCGGCGTGCGCCGATATTTCGGGTTTCGATTGGTCAGTGCAAGGGTGGGAATTCGGAGCAGAATTGTACATGAGACGCAGACTGATGGGCCCAGCTCTCTTAGATAATAAGAGGTTGCTCAACGTGCTGAAACATCGTTTCCGATGTTTTAGCCTCAGTGTGTTTCAGTTGTCGGATGGAACATTGATTGAACAAATGGAGCCTGGAATTATGAAATCTGGATCGTACTTGACGTCATCTATGAACTCAAGAATCAGGTGCCTTATGGCGGAACTGATCGGAGCACTATGGTGTATAGCCATGGGTGATGACTCAGTGGAAGGTTTCGTTCCTAATGCTCCTGAGAAGTATGCTGCCCTGGGACACACCTGTAAAGAGTACCAAACATGCCCAGTGGATTACTCTGGTAATTTGCTGTCTGTGGATTTCTGTTCTCACTTTATTTCAGAGAATACAGCTTTCCTGGCAATGTGGCCAAAGACTCTGTACAGGTATTTAAGTAGCACCAGGCCTCAATTTGAGGATATTAAAGCCGAGCTACTCTCGTCACCAAAGTGGAATTCGATAGCTAGATATCTAAGGTCGGTCCAGCTGGATGACCGACAAAGCCAACAAATTAATTAGAACTAGGTAATTATGGCACCTGCGCGAAAGAAAACCGCCGCTAAGAAAGTGGTCGTCCAAGTTCGAGCAGCCCGACGGCGAGTACGCCGACCGCGGACCGGGCTTGGAAATACTAGTATCACGCGTGCTCCCACGGCTATGGGAAGAAACACAATGTCTATCAGTCCTCAGATCGTGACGCGCAATGGATCGACTATTGTGCGAAACTGTGAGAGTATTACGACATTGAATAGCGCAATTTTGATTGCAGGTTCAGAGATCGTAGGAAATATTCCGCTATCTGCGCGAAACACAACTAGTCTGCCGTGGTTAGAGCGGGTCGGTGCTTTGTACTCCAAGTACCGATACCGGAACCTACAGGTGGTGTATGAGCCCTACTGTCCGACCAACACGTCCGGGCAGCTGGTGATGGCTCTCGTTTATGATTACAACGATACAACTACCACGCCTAGTAGTACAACCATTTTGCAAACTGGTGGAAACGTACGATGTTCTGTCTGGGATCATAGTCAGCCGTTGCGTTACGATGCTGCAAAAGCGGCTCAACCGTGGTACTATAGTAGACTCAATCCAGCAGGCAACACTCAGGCTAACTTATCGGTGCCGGCTTGGTTGATTTATTCCATCTTTAGTTACTCCTTAGATCAGGGGTTGGGGCGCATAATGTGCCACTATGATGTAGAGTTTTGTGACCCTGTCGCTCCAGGTATTAATAGTTAGATATTTATGTGTGTGTTTTGGCCCATACGGC